TTGGCACACAGTACAGTTTTGGCATATATAGCGTTATTGAAGTTGCTTGTTTTGTAAATCAAAATACTGGTAAATTTGCCGTAGGTTTTTCTACAAACAGTACAGCTCATATGTCGTTTCACATCGGAACTGTTAGCGGCACAGGAGGTTCAACAACATTAAGCTATACCACAACTATTAACCCTTCTAACGCAGGTTTCGGCGGTGCTTCATCCACCCCAGCGCATACATGGATTTCTGACACAGATATTGGCTGGATGAACCCTGCTAGGCATTTTAGCATTAATGCAAGCAACGTAGTAAGTTATGTTGGAAATTTAACCCCTTTAGCCACGCCATCTGGGGGTTATACTAACCACTATGGAAACTGGGGAATTGATTGGGATACTTACGATTTTTGGTATCTGTTCTATTCGAATGATGTAGGTGATTATGCTGTTATGAAGAGAAGGTGGGGTGGTGGCGGTAGTTTTGAAACCACTATGACCCCGCTTGGATTAAATCTAGATTATGCCAATGAGAGTACGGGTAGATTCTTTCTTACAAATTATAAGGATGGAATAATCACAGCATCGCAAATGAGATATGACCCTTCAACCTATACCACATCGAAAGCAAACGCTTTTGTGGTAGATATTTCGGATTTTGTAAATCAGTCTATTGTTGGTGTCGCTAAAGAAAATATATCTACAAATTCAACAGGTTCTGTTGCAGTAGCAGGAGGAATAGCGGGTGGTCAGTCGGGATTACAGGTAGGTAAAACCTATAAAATCCAAGTCGCAACGGGTGAACTAGCAGTTGAGTTAGAAAATCCACAGTTCATTGCCATCAGTTCCACAGAAGTATTGACGCTATAGTGAGGAATACAACATGAAACTAATTACAAATAATAATGCATGTGTTTATTATGGCGATGCAGAACATAACTTTGATGAAAACGGTTTGTTGGAAATTGAAGGTGCAAAATATTCTGGCTTAAATGAAGGAAACATCACAGTTTATAACGATGTAACTGTTCCAGACGACTTTTACGGTTTCAAATATACTTATGACGGTGAAAACTTTGCATTGTCTGGGTTATATCTTGAGCAGTCTGAGATGCATCGCACAGAACGTAACACCCTTCTAGCAGAAACTGATTGGTGGGCTGTAAGTGACCGCACAATGACCCAAGCTGAGACAGACTATCGTCAGGCTTTGCGTGATGTACCAGCGCAGGAAACATTTCCTGTACATATTACTTGGCCCACTAAACCTTAAAAACAAGGACTATTAATGTCAAAAAGAAAATCTCGCTACGCTACTAAAAATAACGTTCATCGTCTTGGATTTCATGTAATACCTAAAAATGAAAAACAAGACAAGTTAATAAGAAGTATTAAGGTGTATCCTATTACTGTTACAATTGGTTGTGCAGGAACAGGAAAAACTTATTGTAGTGCAGGAACTGTAGCACAGTTATACCTTCAAGGTAAATACGATAAGATTGTATTAACTCGTGCTAACGTCCCTACAGGTAAAAGCCTTGGACACTTTCCTGGAAGTATTCAAGAAAAGATGACTCCTTGGTTATTACCAATGTTAGAAGTTTTAGAAAAAGCTTTTGGCAAGGCTAAATATCAATATATGATAAATAAAGGTGAGATTGAAATACAACCGATTGAAACTATCAGAGGGCGTTCTTACGAGAACGCTCTTGTTTTAGTTGATGAAGCTCAAAATTTAAACATGGATGAGCTAAAAGCTATTAGTACACGCTTGGGTGAAAACTCTAAGCTAATACTTATGGGGGATCCTGCTCAGTCGGATGTAAAAGAAGGTAAGGATCTTATAAGATTTTGCAGCTTAATTAAACAAACAGGAATTAGTTTACCTGTTGTAGAATTTTCCGTTAATGATATTGTTCGCAGCGATATTGTGGCAGATCTTGTAAGAATGTTTATAGCACAAAAAATATAGAGAATATTATGACAGAGTATTATTCGGAAGAAGAAAGAATTATTGCGCTAGAAAAGGCGAAAAATGAATTGAATTCCCGAAAAAGCAAAGAGATATGGGGCTATAATGATTGTTGGCAATTTGTTTCTAATTATGATTTATTCTTAAGAGGAAATGACTCTAAATTAAAAGATTTAGAAATCAACTATGATAGTCCTATATCTTGGGAATTACAAATAAAAAAGTTATTTAGAAGTTACGAAATCTTTGCAGATTATACTAACTACAAAATTGTTAAAAATAAAAAACCCAAAATTGGTGATGTTGCTTATCAGATTATGAATGACGGAAATATCTCCGCTTTAATAGCTGACAAAAGCCATTGGGTAACAGCACGAGGCGATAAAGGTGTTGTAAGAGCTACTCAAAAAATGTTCTTAGAACTTAAATTTCCTTTAATCGTTAGGCCAATAAGGGAATAAATTATGGCAGTTTATTATTATAAAAATTCACAAATATTAGCTCCTGTTAGTATTGTATCGAATGAACCTATGTTTGATATGACAACAGTGTCTCTTAAGACTCGAAGAGCTTCACAAGGACATCAACGTTGGGAATTAAGTTTTAATATTCAACCAACAGATAATAACATAGAAGAAGCATTACTAGCAGGTATTGATAATTTAAATTCAGAAACTATGATTATGCCTCAAATGCCTTCTGTAGAAGAAAGATTTTCTTTTTCAGGAACTGCTTCTTTATCACAATCAGCTAATATAAATTCAACAACAGTTATTATAGCCGATACATTAACAAATTCAGGAATTATACCGAAGGGTTATTTCATAAGATTTTCTGGCTCTGATAAATTACATATTATTACAGAAGATATATCTTTTAATGATAATGCAGTAAGTAAATCGGTTAGTATTTATCCAAAATTAACTGAAAATCTTGCTTCAGGAACTGAAATGCTTACAGGCAGTTCTGTAGTATTTTCTTACTATAAAGACATAAACAATCAAACAGGAATTACTTTTACAGATGGTGTTTTAGCAAATCCAGGAACAATTACACTATTAGAGGCAATTTAAAATGAGAGTCTTTTCTAGTGCAGTTCAAACATTAATTGATAGTGGTAATATAGAATACTTTTTCTTAATTACTTTGGAATTTACAAGTACTTATAGGCTGACTAGTTATCGTTCTAATTTAATTTATGATGGAAATACTTATACAGCAGATGGTGGTTTATTTGAAATAGATGAACCTAAATTTTCCTCTGTAGTTGATAGAGAAGCCTATCGTATTGTTATTGCAGAAGACTTAGATGAAATGTTTGCAGAGTTTGAAGCTAACGTTGTTGGTAAACCTATTGATGTAAAAGTTGGTTTTGTTGATACTAACGGGCAACCTCTGCTAGGTACAGATGATGTTGTTTCTGTTTATAGAGGTAGAGCAGACAGCCCTGCAATTTCAAATGACTGGGAAGAAAAGCTTGCTGTAATAGAGGGTACATCTCCTATGGCAGACCTCGATGCAGTTAATGTCAGATTTACTTCTAAAGATGGTATGGATCAAGTTAATACCAATGATACTTCTTTTGATGAAATTTATGGAAACAGAGAAATAACTCTAAAGTGGGGTAAGGTATAATGGGTATTAAATTATTTCTTAGAATTCTCGTTACTGTTGTTTCTATTTCTCATCAGCAAAATCAAATGGCAAAAATGCGTGCCGAACAAGAACGCAGAATGCGAGAGCAACAAGCTCGTATGGAGGCAGAAGCTGACAAGCGTAAAGGTTTTTCTTTTACGGTTAGTGGTCAAGCATCCCCTTTGCCAATTGTTTACGGTAAAAACGTATTAGGTGGTATTGAAACAGCACATAAGGTAAGTAACAATTATGCTTCAGGTAGTGAGGCTTCAGCTAGTAAAGTTTTATCTCAGGGGCTAGCTACTTCAGGAAGTGGCTCTAAAAACGAATTTTTACATGTACAATATGCGCTATGTCACGAAGGTATAGAGGGTGTACAGTGGATTAAAGTTAACGGAGTAGACTATAACGACAGTCAATCTAAATTCCAACATAGATTTAGAATTTATAATGATGGTGGTACAGCAGATCCTGCAGCTGTTGCTAATGGTTTTCCTTCTACAAATACTTTTACAGGTACAGCAAATGCTTCTGCAACATATAAACTTAATCGTGACGATTATAACTATGCAGGAGTGCCTTCTGTAGAGTTTTTGGTAAAAGGCCGTAAAATTAAAACAATAGTAAGAAGCGGTGCAGGTACAGAAGCAGACCCTTATACTTATGCTTTGTCTACAGCGCCTAGCTATAGTAATAACCCTGCCTATTGTTTGTTAGACTATTTAATGAATGCTAACTTTGGTAGAGGACTTCCTGAATCAGAAATTGACTTAGAATCTTTTTACGATGCAGCAAAGGTTTGCGATACTATTGTTATGACACAAGCCTTAATTGGTGGTCAAGTTAACGGTCACAAAACTATTCATACTGTTGCAGATTATGCGTCTCTTCCAGGAAATCTCGAAGATAGAACCTATGAAAATGAAGTCTGGCAGACAGAAGACACTGAAAACTTTTATCAATGGCAGCGTACTTCTTGGGCAGAAACTTCTTATGACGAACGCAGAGACGTTCCTTTATATGAATGTAATATGGTTATTAACCCAGAAGCACCTATTAGAGATAATATTGAGCAGTTGCTCTATACAATGGGTTTAGCTGAGTTAAGCTGGACAACCTCTGGTAAATATAAACTATCTCTTAAATACCCTACTACACAACAAGAAGCAGAAGCGCTTGTAGACCCTGCTCATGTATTTAATGAGGATAATATTCTTAAAGATGAAGTAAAAATTGCTTATACTTCTGCAGCAGACAGATTTAATCAGGCAACTATAAGTTTCGTTAATGAACATGAAGATTTTAAGGAAGATAGTATTTCTTGGCCTCCTCTTTATAGTAATGTTTATAATACTTATATTGCAGAAGATGGAAATCAACCTCTTAAATCTTCTATAACCTCAAATGGTGTTACAGATCCTTATCATGCACAAGCTCTTTGTGAACAGTTAGTAAGAAGGTCTAGAACATTAAAATCAATTTCATTTAGGGTTGATAACTCAGGATTAACTGTGGAACCTGGAGACTTTATTAAAGTAACTATCCCACAAAATAACTTAACAGACCAAATTGTTAGAGTTGAAGAAATACAAGTTAATTCAGACCTAAGTGTTAAAATCTCTGGTTATACTTTTGATCATACTGTTTTAGCATGGAATATTGCTAATGATATTGCTTATACAGAACAACCTACTTATGATTTTACAGTAGATGCGCCTACAAATCTTGTTTATGATGAAGGCTCTGTTAATAATGATAATAAGCATGTTATTGGTAATTTGACTTGGACTGATAATAATAATGGAAGTGCCTTTTCTTATGATGTATCTTATCGTGTAAATGGAGCATCCGATTATATCTTTTTAGCTAATACTAAATATAATCAACTTGAATTGTTTAATTTTGAAGGATTAGCTAATAATGATTATTTTGATTTTAAAGTACAAGCTAAATCCCCTTTAGGGCAATTAAGTGATCCTGTAGAAATCACAAATCAATTTGTTCAAAAAGCTCCAAATGAAATT